CTATTAACTGTGGATTCTCGTCAGGAAGTAGGTTCATTCTAATTAAGCGTACTAATGCAGCAGGAGACTGGTATTACTGGGATTCAGTGAGAGGAATTGTCGCAGGTAACGACCCACACTTATCACTCAACACTACAGCAGCACAAGTAACTAATGACGATTCAATAGACCCTGCTAACTCAGGATTTATTGTTAATCAAGTCTCAGCAACTAACATCAACGTGTCTAGCGGCACTTACATCTTTTACGCAATCGCATAGGACAATCAACTATGAATTACCGCAACAAAACAACAGCAAAAGTTAGCACTCAAGGTGAAATCCGCCGAGCTAACGCAAACACTTCATTCCCTAGAGTTTGGGACGCAGACGTATGTACTCACCTAAACATTGACCCTGTACTCGCAGCACCACAGCCGTCATGTACTGCATTGCAAAGGGTTAACTCTGTTGCTCCAGTACAAGATGCTAATAATAATTGGGTAGAGGGTTGGTCAGTAGTAGACGCGTTTGCAGACACGACAGATGATGGTGTAACTACTACCAAAGCAGAGCATGAAGCAGCTTTTACAGCCAGTGAACTAGCTAAAGTTGCAGCAGAAGCGCGTGTTACCCGTGATGGATTACTCGCAGCTACAGACTTCTATGCTTTGTCTGACGTGACCATGAGTGCTGAAATGACAGCATACAGGGCTGCTTTGCGTGATGTTCCAACGCAGTCAGATTTCCCCACAGTAACATGGCCTACAGCACCATGAGCCTGTATGGAAATATTGCTGCTAAGAAAAAACGCATTAAAGCTGGCTCTGGCGAAACAATGAAAAAAGCAGGGGCCAAAGGCAGGCCCACAGCTAATGATTTTAAACAGGCCGCAAAGACAGCAAAGCCAGTTAAGAAAGCTAAGAAGAAATAGGATTAACGATGCCATTATTACCACTTGATATTCCAGCAGGCATTTATCGCAATGGCACTGACTTGCAAAGCCAAGGGCGTTGGCGTGATTCTAATTTAGTGCGCTGGCATGATGGAACGATGCAACCCATTCAAGGCTGGCGTATACGCTCTGCGACAGCAACGGCAAACATTCCGCGCTCATTAAAGATATGGATTGATAATTCTAATAATCGCTGGATTGCAGCAGGCACTTTTCAAAACCTGTACGTTTATAATGATGATTCGGCTCAATACAACATAACACCCTCAAACTTAACGGCTGGTTCTGAAACTGCGGTTGATTCAACATCATTTGGTGGTGGCTCGTATGGCAATGACCCTTATGGTGAACCAAGGCCCGAATCTACTTTAGGTGTTCCAGCAACTACCTGGTCACTCGATCAATGGGGCCAATACTTACTCGCTGGTTCTAATGCTGACGGCAAAATCTATGAGTGGCAATTAAGCACAAGCACGATTGCAGCAGTTTTAAGTAACGCGCCAACTGGCAATACGGCAATCATGGTAACTGATGAACGCTTTGTATTTGCATTAGGTGCAGGCGGCAACCCTCGTAAAATCCAATGGTCAGATCGCGAAAATAACAATCTGTGGGCTGCGGCAGCAACTAATGAGGCTGGTTCAATCGAATTACAAACGTCTGGCGTAATCCAGTGCGGTGTTCGCGTACAGAACCAAGCGTTGATTTTGACCACTACAGACGCGCACACAGCGACTTACTCAGGCCCACCCTATGTGTATGGGGTTGAACGCGTAGGCACTTCCTGCGGCTGTGTAAGCGCGCAGGGGGTTGCTGTAGTCGATATGGGTGCGGTGTGGATGGGCAGGGAATCATTCTTTGTTTATTCTGGCGGTACAGTTCAAGAATTGGCTTCTGATGTTTCTGACTACATTTACAGTGACATTAACGTGGCTCAAATGAGCAAGATTGTTGCTGTATCCAATGCCAAGTTTAGTGAGATTAGATGGTTCTATCCTTCTGCTGAATCTACAGAAAATAATCGTTACATTGCATTTAACTATCAAGAAAACACTTGGACGATTGGGCAAATTGCTAGAACGGCTGCGGCTGATGCTGGTGTTTATCGTTATCCAATTTACGCAAGCCCAACCGACAAGAAATTATACGAGCATGAAATAGGGTTCAATTACGATACCCTAACGCCCTTTGCTGAAACAGGCCCAATCATCTTGGGAACAGGCGATAACGTAATGTCGGTCACGCAGTTAATACCCGATGAACGAAATCAAGGGGACGTTAAGGCCACACTAAAGACGCGCTTTTATCCTAACGATACTGAACGTAGTTATGGCCCGTTTACCATGACTAACCCTGTGTCATTAAGATTAACAGGTAGGCAAGTTCGATTGCGAATAGACACGTTTGTACCGGGTGATTGGCGCGTGGGTATTAATCGTCTCGAAGTTAAAGCAGGAGGCAATCGTTGAGTATTCAGATGCCACCAAAACCAACGGGTAATAGTTGGAATAATTATGCACAGAGATTAAGTGATTACTTATTACAAGTTCGATCACAATTACGGCACAAATCTTCAACTGACTCAGCGACAGAAAACGGCATTTTATTGTGGGACACAACAGGCTACCCCGTAGTTTCAAACAATAATACATTTGTGGGCGTTGAATTAAAATCGCCTGGTTACACTGTGGCAGCATTACCTACAGGTGTAGTGGGGCAAAGAGAATATGTTACTGACGCATCTTCACCTAGTTTTGGTGCAGCAGTGTCAGGTGGCGGTTCAGTCGTAATACCTGTGTTTAAAAATGCCTCGGCTTGGGTCGTGGGTTAAGCATGAATGAGCTAGAAAGATGCAGAGGTTGGATAGAAAGCGCACTTGAATATGGTGGCGGTACGCACACTTTTGAAGATGTGAAATGTGGTATAATCGAAGGTAAATCACAGCTATGGCCTGCGGCTAATTCCTGCATTGTGACAGAGATAACGAAGCACCCACAAAAGAAAGTTTTACACATATTTTTAGGTGGTGGAGATTTAGAAGAAATTAAGTCAATGCAGCCAGATGTAATAGCATGGGCAAAGTCTCAAGATTGTGAAAGTTTAACTATGACAGGTCGAAAAGGCTGGTCTAAAGCATTAGCAGATATTGGCTGGAAATCGCAGCTAGTCCTATTAGAAAAGAGGTTTTAAGAATGTCAAAAGGCGGCACGACAAGTACAGGTTCATCAACTGAAATACCTCAATGGGTTCAAGACGCTGGACGCAAGCAATATCAGACGGGTACAGAGCTAGGCCAAATAGGCTACACACCCTATTATGGTGCTGATGTAGCCGCATTTAATCCTTTGCAAACGGCTGCTTTTGATTCAACAGGAATGGCTGCTAATGCCTTTGGAATGGGTGGTGGTTCACCTACGTTTGCCACAGACGGAATACAAGCACCTCAGACCTTTGCAGGAGGTATGCGAGGCTATTCGGGTATGCCCATGTATACAGAGGCGTTAAATACGTTAGAACAGCAACGTCCGTATCAGAAGCAACAGCTTGAACAGCAGTTTATTGACCCAACAACAGGATTAACGCCAGAAGGCCGTAAAATTCAAGACATTAATTCTTTATACAACGAAGCCTTTAATCGCAATGTTGGGCTAGAAGGTGTTTCTACATATCTTCCTTTGGTTCAGCAGGGTATGACGCAGAACGAATTACGCAGAGTTTTATACGATAGCCCAGAAGCGAAGGCTTTAGGGAAATCATCATTAGGCGCACCCATTGAGATAGGTGTTGGCGGTGGCTTATTAGGTGGCGCAGAATATGTTCCTCCAGCCTTAGTTTCTGGCTCTAGCGGTGTTTTAGATTCTGTGACAGGCGCAGGCTCAACAGTGGTTGATACAGGCTCAACAGTGGCTAATACAGGCTCAACAGTTAATGATGGTCTTTTATCAACAGTAGCCGATGTAGCATCAGGCCAGCGGTTGATCGGTGACATACTAACTGATACTGATATGTCTACAGCAACACCTAGCACGTTCGATCTTTACGGCTCACAAATTGACCAGTTAATGCCTATTTACCAGCAAGAGTTAGGGCGCGGTTTACAAGA